CTCTTTATCTTTAAGATACTCTACCATAGCATCAACTTTACCTGTATATAGTACAGGGTTATTAACTAACTTAACATCTTCTAAAAGTTTTAAAAATTGTGACATCTTAGTGGCAGTGCCATTTACGTAAAGCTTTATTTATACGGCTATTTGGATCATGTGCTGTTTTTGAACTTGTTCTGCTCTTTTTCATACCTTTCATTCTAGCACAAAAGCTCTTACGACGTTTGCTTGCTTTACTACCTTTTTTAAGTTTAGATGGTTTAGTGGTAACTGCTGTCTGTAAATGGCTGCCTGGATGGCTTCTACGGTAACTCATGACACCTTTACGGTTTAAACCACCGGACGGTGATTTACCTGCTTTACGAGCCCAGGCTTCAGTTTTTTCATTTAAAACCATTTCTACTAAATCATCAAATTTCATAATTATATTTATAAATAATAACATGAGAATAACAGGTGCTGATAAAAGCGAAATCTTCGGTAAATATGTACAGATTAACGAAATGTTGAATTACGGTGTTGCAACACCTAAACAACTACGTGCACCTACCATTGGTAATGAAGATAGTGCTGAAGCTGTAGCAAGAAGACCTGCAGCAGCTACAGGTGGCTCTGGCAATCAAACAGCTGGCTTACCTGGATTAGTAGCCCCTGGTGCTGATGAAAGCTGTGAAGAAGAAGCAATTGAAATGGCAAAAGGTCAATTGTTAAATGCTGCTCATAAAGCAGTTGAGTTGTTTGAAGTTCTAGAAGAAACAGGACACTTAGAACCTTGGGCAGCTTCAAAAATTACTTTAGCTTTAGACTATATTGAAACAGTTGCAGATTATATGATGTATAATAAGCAAGCTAATGAGCCTGAAGGCCATGAAATAGAAGTCGTTCAAGTTGAACCTGAAATAGAGACAGATTAAACAAACTTCTCGTCAAATATTTTTCTTATTTGCGGTAAATACTTACCATACAAATCTGTTATAATTTGTTTGCGTGTATTTTCATTACCGTTTACATACATTGCTCTTAATTGAGATGCGCTTGTAATTGGTTTACCCATTAATGTAAAGTTTTCAGTTGGTGCAGAATAGATATAAGCGTGCTTGTCTAATGACTCACATTTATCAATTGATTTAAACGGCTGGAAGTAAGAAGGTTCTCCGTTCTTTTTAGGTTTAAAACTAAACCTAGGATCTTCTTTCATATCTTTATCACCAACAGCTAATATTAAAACTGTATCTTCTTTTGGAAATCTGTTTACTATTTCTGGTGCTTGATAAGGGTTAGATGTCTTAATTACATCGTTTGGGTCAATACCACTTGCAACTGCAGTTTGTAATTTTTCTTCAAAGTTTAAAAAGTGTTTAGCTGGATCAAACTTTGCTGGTCTATCTGATGTTGCTAAATAAACTTTAGCTTGTGGAAACTTTTGTTTTAGTTTTTGAAAAACATGCTCATGATGTTTACTAAATGGTTGAAAACGACCAGGATATAAAACTATAACTTTCTTATTAAAAGGTGTATGATTACCAACTACCATATTAGTAAGTTCGTTAAAAAGCTTTAATTTAGAAAAAGTTGCAAAGCTTTCTGTTGGGCCATATGGTTTAGGTGTCATTGACATACCATTATCACCTGGTTCATAAGGAGGATTGGAAAAAACGCTTCTTGGAGGTAATCTTGTGTTTGCAGGTCTATTAGGGGTATCAATATTAAATCCTTCATCGCCTTCATTGTCTTCTTCACTTGCAGTTACTTCACCTTTCCTAAAAGGCGTTTCATTTTTTCTCACCATGAAGTCACCGGTAATTTTAATTGGGTTAGGTGATAATGAATTGTTTCTAATAACTATACCTTCATGGCTAGTTGCCTTGCCCATATCACTGTACATTGAATTTAGTAATTCCATGCCTAACTTTCTAGTAGCCTCAAACATTACTGCACCGTCAACTGCAGCTGTATAATCTTTAGGATTGGCAACAAAACTTTCAATAGGCTTACCATTAATTACATTAATGTAAACTTCTGAGCTAAAAGGACTTACAACTTTACCATTAGTAAGCGTAATCTTTTTATTGATAGGATTTTTAGCTTTTTTAAGATAGCTTATTAATGGATCTGAATACTTTACACCGTCTTTAATAACGGTAAATGGATGATTGAGTACTTTATTAAAACTAGGTACACCTTTCATTGTTGTTGGTACGTCACCGTATACAACAAAATTGTGCCCTTTTGCTATTTGATTTACTTTTTCAATTAAAGATTTTAAAGCTGTTTTATCATATGCAACCTCTACACTTGCTCTTCTATTTGGAGTTACTTGAAAGAATCTATTAACACCGTGTATAGCTAAAAAGTCATGATCGTAAGAAAGAACGTTTGTTCTACCTTGTACAAATTCCGTATTAAAAAATAAATCTGGATCTGTAAAAAATCCTAGCTTCTTTAATTCAGGGGTAATGTTTGGTATAGAAGCATTCATTATTGCTAATGTTTTATCACCTGCTGCAATTAAACCATGGCCTTGTTTAAAATATTGGGGCAATTCTTCTTTAGTTATACCTTTTACATCCATAGGCTTCATTGAACCTCTAGTTAAAGCAAATTCATATCTAGGTTTTTCTGGTTCACCTACATTCACAAGTTTTAAACTTACATTTATACCATCAATTTTTAACGATGCACTCTGTCTTTTTAAGAGGTTAAGAGCTTTATTAAAAAAATTAATTAATTGATCACCAGTTTTAATAGATGGTATTTCATATGGATGTTGCATATGACCTGCAGCACCACCTTCTGTTAAAATGTATGTTTTAAAGTCTATCATTCAAATATCTTTCTTTTAATATGTAATGCAGCACCAGTGGCATACACATCATCCCCATCAAAACCTTCTGGATATACTTTCATATCTAACATATTTTTTGTTACATGAAACCATTCAATATCCCCAGATATATCTACATTGCATATATAGCCTCCAGGGCCAGGTTTTGAAAAAAGTTTAGCTTTCATTATTCTATACATTAACTGAGTAGCATTGTACTTTGCGGTATCATCTTTAATACCCTTGCTACCCAACATACTATAAACTTCACTAATATTATCGTTTAATTGCTTAAACAAAGAAAATTCATTTAATAGTGCTACATCTGAATTAATAGCTTTGTATATTTTATCTACTTTTTGAAAAGCGTGTAAAAAATCCTCGTATCTAAAATTAGCACCATCTGCTATTTTTTGTTTTTTAAGTTTTTCACTACTTTCTTCATTTACTGATGAAAGTTTAGTTAATAAAGCATTTATGCCTAAAACGCTATTAATGATAACGTTATTATTATGACCATATTTTTCACCAGCACTTCTAAACCTACCAACTGGAATATCATGAATACCTATAGGGTATGACTTAACTTCTATACCAATATCACCGAACATTAAGTCTGGAGCACCCTGTCCTGCTGCTCTATTATCTCTGACATCAACGCCAGGGTTACCTTTTTTAAGAAACCAATATAAAGCTAACTCACCAAAACCAGAACCTTTTGTTTCAGTTTGACCTGATTTTTTAACTGGCATGTGTTTAAACAATTCTGACCAAACATATCTGTCATTAGCATTATTATTAATATGTGTTTTTAGAACACCACTACCTGTTGGGATTTTAATACCTATAACACTGTCCAACTGTTGTTTACCCTCTGCAGTTGGAAACAACGAATAAATTTGCTCGTCATAAGATTGAGTTACTGTAGCTTTTTTACTAACTTTTTTTGGTTTAGATGCTAAACCAGCTTCAATAGGGTTTTGTTGAGTTGATTGAACCTGCATAGCAGCTTCCATACCAGGTGAATCAACTTTTTTAGCTTCGTTGAGAATACCTAATACACGCTGCAAGTATACTGTATCTAACGATTTATACATTATGGCGTTTCAATATCAATATCTGAAGAGTACGTTTTCATTATAGCAATAAGCTGGTTAATAACTTCAGACGCATTTTTTTCGTTAATTTCAGGCAATTGAGAAACCTTATACTTTGCATCATCATCCAACTTTAAAGTTAATGCTTTTTTAAGCAAATTGCCCATAGTTGCAATACCAGCTGGCTCATCTACTTGAATTGGTTCTTCTGATGTTGGTGGTACTGGTTCAGGAGCTGGTGGTGATGATGGTCCCCCGGGTGGAGGTGCCATTACTGGAGGTGGGTTATCCATCTCATTAACAAGGCTCTTTTCGTAATGTTCTATAATTTGTAAAAATTTCATCTTATTGATATGTCTTTTGATTTAATTTGGTCATTTCTGAGGTTTCTCTGCTAATCATTCTATCTAGTAAATTACCGGTCTTTTGCTGTAATTGTTTTAATTTACGAGCATTGTTAGGATTTTTTTGTAAAGCGTTACTTGCAATACTTGATGATAAATCTAAAGATGTTGTTGGAGTGTTTTCATCCTCAGCCATATCATTGCAATCTTCATCATTCTGTGCTTCTTTTGTTGAATCGTAAATGACTTTTTCTTTTAAAAGCCCTTTTAATATGTCATTAGCTTTATCTGTAAATAGATCCATGTTATTATTTATTAAATCATGATCTGTTTAGTTTTGAATCGATTTAAGTAATCATTACTGAGAAACGTAAGTTCGTTACGTTTTGCAAATTGTTTTATCTTTTGAAATGTAAAGTCTTTATTACTGACATTCTTAACTTTCTGTATACTTGCATCCATTACCATAGAACTTGGTGTATTAGCAGTTATATACACAACTCTTATAGGTATCATGGTTTCTAACCTAGCTATAATATTTGTTACAAATTCTATTACTCCCTGCTCATGATAGCATTTACATAAATCTATTTGTTTGTTAAAGTAACTATCAGTTAGTAAAAATACTGGCTTACCTTCATATGAACCATTGAGTACTGTTTCAGTTATACCAAATATAACATGGTGATAAAACAACTTTTTAACATCTTTGTTAGTCAACGGTTTATCTAAAAGACCATACTTCTTTAAATCCTTATAGATGTTATCACCTATTTGATACTGAAACAGTTCGTTAAAGTTTATTAATGTTATGTTTTTTTCAGGAAACTCTACTATTACCATGCTAATAGTTTACTGTTGTTCCAATAATAGCTTTGGGGCTCTTCCTATTCTACAGTTTATAATACCATTGTAAAATCCTGGTTTTAACAAAACATCATTCTCAAATTGAAGTTTAGCTTCAAAATATGCTAACTCAAATTTACTTTGACAAAACCTTACTATTTCAAATTTAAACTTATCTTTACCTAAAGTTACAATATCTTCATTTACATCATTGGAAGAAGATGTATAAGTTTTCCAATCCGTTTCTATGTCAAAGTGTCTTTTGTTTTTCTTACCTTTGAGGGGTTTGAGTTTTTTAACGCTTTTAATTTGTTTTTTTCCGATATATTTCTTACCAGTAACCGTATTAGTGATAACATAGATGAAACCATAAGGAATTGTATCACTGCTATAATCATGATTTAAAGTTGTTTGCCAGTGGCCTAAGTCCATTATTTCTTTTTACTAGATTTCCCACGTTTTGGGAACCTATTTTGTATACTTAAGTTACGTCTGGCTATCTTTCCACCAAATATAGATTTTGGCATTCTATAATCACCAGCAGCGTATGTATCTGTACCTGTAGTACCTGAAGCTGTACCATTTGTATACATTGAAGAAGAGTTACCTACTGCACCACCTCTACCAGCTGTGTTAGGAGATGTGGCTATATAATTAGGTCCATCTTCTTGTAATATTTTCTTAAAATACCTGGAATACATGGTTGATTAAGTTATTTATGTTTTTATAATCGTTTAGATGGAAGTAGTAGAAAAGTACATAAAAGAGATAGAAGAAGATCTTAAGATTGATGAATTCAATATCAAAGATGCAACTCTTCGTACCCCTTCTCGTAAGCATTACTGGGTTAGCAGACTCATCAATCACAAGCGTAATCTCTATAAGTTAGAGCAAGAGCTTGAAGCTACCTCAAAAAGATTAGTTACGGAAACAAGAGAGAAATCACCAGTAGCAATATCTTCCATCACTTTACAGAATGCAGTAGCTGAAAGCGAAGTAATAAAAGATCTAACACAAAAAATAAAAGAAGAGAAATTTGTTATAGAGTTGTTAGAAAAGACTGAAAAAACGTTTTCGTCGCTTACATATGATATCAAGAATATCATAGAAATAATAAAATTAGAAACTCTTTGATCTCTTCGTAAAAATGTAATGATTTCATTTGAATACTTTCCTAATAAAAGACAATGCAGACTCGTCGGTGATCACTTTGATGAGATAAGAGAACATTTTAGTGTTAAAAACGATAATGCGTTTTTTATGAGAAAGTTTAGAGGTGGTTTTGCCCCTTCTAGAATTTATTGCATTACCCCCACAGGCTTATTTGAGCCAGGATTGTTTTACGACATCTTAAGGTATATTAAAAACGTTTACCCAAACGAAGAAATAAAAACGGATGAAGCTTTAAAAGAGGTAGTAAAGCCATCATTTAAAAACCAAGAAGTATGGGACAATTTAAATTTAAAACTTAGAGATTATCAGCACGATATAGTTAAACAGGCTTTAAATTTTGGACGTGGTATAATAAAGGTAGGTACTGGAGGAGGAAAAACCTTAACTATTGCTTCTATTTTATCCTCAATTTACCAAAACAACATGCACGGTAAAATGTCTTGTTTGTTAATTGTACCCGATTTAACTTTAGTGGATCAAACGTATAGTGATTTTTTACAATACAAAGTTCCTTTTACTATAACAAAATGGACAGGTTCTCATGAGCCTGAGTTTGGTTGTTCCGTTATTATTGCTAATATGGGAATATTACAAAGTAGATTTGAAGAGCAAAAGTGGTTAACCAATGTAGATATTTTGGTAATAGACGAGTGCCATAAACTTAAGAAAGGGAACAAAATAGGAAAAATGATCAGTTCCATAAAGACTTTCCATAAATTTGGCCTAACTGGAACACTTCCTGACACAAAAATTGATGAATGGAACATTGTAGGTAAAATAGGAAACGTGTTTTACGAGAAGAATTCTTATGAATTACGCACAGAAAGCTACCTCACAAATGCAGAAATTAAGGTAATAAGCATTGATTATAAGGATAAAGTACGGTACGTACCTGATCAAAACAAGTACAAAACAGAGTTAGACTTTATATACAATAACAATTTCCGTAATAATATAATAAAACAGGTGTGTGAGAAGTTTAAAAATAACGTTCTCATTATGGTTAATCATATTGCACATGGTGAAGTGTTATATAATTATCTAAGTTCTAATTTATCAGATAGAAAAGTCTACTTTATACGTGGTGAAGTTGAGGTGGAAGAGAGAGCTAGAGTGATAAAAGAGATGGAAACAAGTGATAACGTCATTTGCATTGCAATTTCTGCTATATTTTCAACAGGTGTTAATATAAAAAACTTACATATGATTGTTTTTGCATCTGGCGGTAAGAGTTTTATACGAATTATTCAGTCTATTGGTAGAGGGTTACGTTTAAACCCAAATAAAGACAGATTATCCATTATAGACTTAGCGGATAAATTAAGATACAGCCAAGAACACGCAGTGAGACGTCAAGAAATATACACTCAAGAAAAAATACAGTTTAAGACCTGGGATATAGTTGAAAATCGGTAAGTATACTATATTATCTACATATGGCTAAACGTGGTCCCAAACCAAAGAAGACTGAATACTATATTGACCCTGCTATTTTTAAGCAACAATTAGTAGAATACTATAAGGATAGTGAAACAAACGAACATGTTATTGCTGAATCAATTAATAAGATTGCTCATGGGTTAAGTTACTCATCAAATTTCATTAACTACACATACAAAGATGAAATGATTGGTGATGCCATTGTTAAAATGTTCACCGCAGTAAAGAATAAAAAGTTTAATGTTGACTCTGAATATAACCCTTTCTCATATTTTACTACAATTGCATTCCACGCATTTATTAACCGTATTAAAAAAGAGAAAAAGCATACTGAAGCCATAAATGAGTACAGAAGCCGGTTTTATGAACAAGAGTTAACTGAAAGTTCTGACGCTAACATCTACGTTAAACCGGAACATGATGATAATGATGGTTACAGCAGTAATGAATAATAAGGTAGCTATATTTTCAGATATACATTTAGGAGTACACCAAAATTCAAGTTTTTGGATTGAGGTATCCCTGGATTGGGTTGATTGGTTTAAACAAGATATTCAATCAAAAGGTATTACTGATGTTATTTTTTGTGGTGATTTCTTTCACTATAGAGACGAAGTAAGTTTAATATCTTTGGATGCTGGTAATAAAATACTAGACAAGTTAAAGGGGTTTAATGTTTACATGATAACAGGTAACCATGACTGTTATTACAAAGAAACATCTGAAGTAAATAGCTTATCTATCTTTAAAGGTAGGGATAATATTACAGTATACGATTCCGTACATACAAAGTTGGTTGGAGATAAGAAACTAACCTTTTGTCCTTGGGGTACTAAAATTAGTGATATAGCTAATTCAGATATATTGTTTGGTCACTTTGAGTTACAAAACTTTAAGATGAATGCATTCAAAGTTTGCGATAACGGAGATAGTCCAGAAGAGCTTACTAAGAAAGCACCTTTAGTGTTTTCAGGACATTTTCACTTAAGAGACGAAAAAAAGTTTGATACCAGTACTATTGTATATGTAGGTAACCCATTTGAAATGGATTTTGGTGATGCGTATCAGCGTAAAGGCTACTATACGTT